CTACAACGAACAAAAGAAGGCGGAACTTTCCCGCTTACAAAATAGTGCAGATAAACACCAGGAGAAATCAATGCCTTTCAATTTTTTCAAGAAGGCCAAGTTAGAGAACGGCCTTGACTTGGACGGGCTGACCGTTCAATTGCCGAACACCAAACGTGAAGTTGCTTTAGTCGATTTGATTAAAGAAGCCGACGTGGAAATGAAAGAAATCAAAGATCAAATCATCTTAGTCAATGAAGAAAAAGACGAACGGATGACGATTGAAGAAGCCGTGAAGGAAATCAAATTCCTCCGCAATAAATGCAACGAACTTGAAGAAGAAAAGAAGAAAGAAAACGAAGAAGACAAGAAAGAAGAAGATAAGAAAGAGAACGAAGAAGACAAGAAAGAAGAAAACAAGTGCAACGAAGAAGATAAGAAAGACGAAGCGAAGTGTAACGAAGACGAAGAAAAGAAAGATAACGAAGACGATAAAGATAAAAAAGAAAACGAAGAAGATAAAAAAGAAGACAAGAAAGAAAACGAAGAAACGGTAGAGGAAGTGAAGGAAAAGACAGAAGAAAAAGTCGAAAAGAACTTCCTCAACGAATTACTCAATGCTCAACAAATTTGCGACGGCCAAGTGGCAGAAGAAAACATTTTGTTACCTTCTGATCGCGAAGCCTTAGGCCGCAAATATTATTAATTAGGAGACAGAAATGGCTTTAACTTCAGGTGCAATTAGTCTTGTAAAGAAATTCGCTAATCACATTCAAGTTGCCGGTACCGCGGCCACGGGTGGAACGGGGCCGTATTCCTACACCTGGCATTACAGCACCACGTCTGGGTTCAGCCCCGACAGCGGCAATAAAGCTGATGGTGCTACGGGCCTGCAAGCGACGATTAAAGGCCTGGTTCCCGGCCAGACTTACTATGTGAAAATGTTGACTACGGATGAAGGTGCTTCCGGTGCGACCGTGGCCTCCGACCAATTAACGGTTCAAACGTTACCTTTTGAAGACAACCAAAACCAATTCATCCAGACCCCTGGCCTTGGCCAAGTTGATTTACGTTACAGCGTGAACACCATCTCTGGCCTTGCTGGTGAAGATTTAGTGAGCGGCCAAGCGGTGAAATTTGGTTCGGACAACAAGTTACACGCCTGCACGTCCAACTCTGATCGCGTGGATGGCTTCATTGTCCTGAACGTGAAGAAAAACACCTACGCGAATAACGACGCTTTAGAAATTGCTCGCGGTGGTTCTTACATCACCTTAAGAGCTACTTCTGCTTTGTCGGCCGGCGATCCCGTTGCCATTGACCCTAGCTGCATCGGTGGCGTCACGGCGATTGTCTCCACTGAAGACCCTTGCGGCCAGGCGATGAAGACGGTCGCTGCCGGTGAACTCGTAGTTGTTTATCTTGCTTGCCCCGCCCTCTAATAACCGCTTACGTATAGGAGAATAAAAATGTCTGAGTATATTTTGAAAAATTCACAAGGCCAAGCAGTAAAAGTCAGTGGCCATGAAATTAAATTAACGAAGAACGAAGCAAATGCCGTCGATTACATTCGCGCTCAAGCTGCGGCCATGACCAAAAACGACGCAGGTATTGATCAGGTCATTACGACCCTTACCGCGATTGCCAAGGAAGTCTCGACCCAAAAATTTTACACCGTCGATAATCTTTCGGATTACATTCCTTTTGATATTGGCACGGGTGCTTGGCTTCAATCTGTGGCCACTTTCCGTTCGTTTGAATTAGGCCAAGACTTTGAAGCGGGGATTATCAATCAATCGACCGCTGATGGGAAATTATCTTCGGTCGATGCAACCGTGGATATGATCCAACAGCCTATCAAGAATTGGGCCAAGAAAATTTCTTACTCCCTCTTCGCGATGAAACAAGCTGCGGCCACTGGTGTATTCGACTACGTTTCCGCCCAAGAAAAGGCCCGTAAGAAAAACTGGGATCTCGGTATCCAGAAAGTAATTTTTATCGGTACAAAAACCGGCGGTAAAGGTTTAATCAACGCTGACGGCCCTACGGTTGATACTACGACCATCGGCAAACCTTTCTCTTCGATGGACTACAGCGAACTCAACACGTTTGTCGCGACCGTCGCTGCGAAATGGTACGCTAACAACTATGCAACCGCGAAAGCGAATCGCTTCGTGATTCCCCTCTCTGATTTCGTGGGATTGTCGGCCTTCACCAATCCGGCCTATCCGTTAATCACGAAATTCGACGCTTTGGACAAAGCTTTCAAAGCACAGTTCGGAAGCGACTTCAAGATTCTTCCGGCCGCTTATGCGGATGCTGATCGGAACGGTTTAGGCGGATCGACCAACCGCTATGCTTTATACAATAGCGAAATCGAAACGCTGAAAATGAGCATCCCTCTGCAATACAACAGCTTGACCCTTTCTACGCTCAATGGCTTCAGCTATGAAAGCGTGGCCTGTGGCCAATTTGCCGATGGGATTACCGTTCTCCGGCCGCAGGAAATTTTATATTTCGACGCCCCGGTTGCTTAATTAAGTCCCCAACCATGCGCACGGCACAGGCGCAGTAGAACTCCTTGAGACCTGGTGGGCCAAAACCCACCAGGTTTTTATAAAGAGAAAAAATGAAATACGCGAACCCCACTATCGATGAATTTAAAGCTTACTGGACGAGGGATTTCCCTTATTCCACCGATCCAGCGGAAGGGGTTACGGACACCGATATTGCGAAATGTTTCACGCAAGCGAACTTTTCGATCAATCAAAACTTATTTGCTAGTCAAGAAGATTACACTACGGCCTATATGTTATTGGCCGCGCACTATTTAGTGCTAGATATTCGCCTCGCTACGCAAGGACTGAACTCGACCTATCAATGGGCCGTATCAAGTAGAAGCGTGGGCGCGGTCTCTGAATCGTATTCGATTCCCACTAATTTCCAAAATAATCCGTTCCTCACGATGCTAAGTCAGACAGGATACGGTGGAAAATATTTAGCGTTGTTACTCCCGCTGATGCACGGAAATGTTCTTTCGATCCAAGGCCAAACGTTGCCTTAACACGGGAGGAAGCAGGTGGAAATTACATTCAAGGCCAAAACTAATAAGTTGGATAAGCTTATTCGTAAGCTGAATGACACTAAGACTTTGTGTGTTGAAGTTGGCATTTTAGGGCCGCAAGCACGTCAAATCCATCCTTCTACTGCGGAAGATGAAAAGAAATATCCCGTCGGCCGTATTGGACGCATCCATGAGTATGGTGAACCGAAGGTCAATATTCCTGAACGTTCATTCCTGCGTTGGCCTATTTGGGATGATTTGTTTTGGAGCTTAGTACAAAGGTACCAGGGCAAAAGCATCGTTTGGAATTTACTTTTCGAGCGTGCGAACTTTGCGGCCATGTTAGGGGCCACGGCGGTTCAGGTCGTTCAAGACGCTTTTGATCGCGGCGGTTCTACTAAAAGAACATGGAAGGCCTTAAATCCGAAATACGCTAGAACTAAAACTACTCAACAGATATTAGTCGAAACGGAAACGTTACGGCGTTCCATCGGTTTTCGCATGGGAGAAAACGCCTAATGATTAATAACGCTGCCAACTTCCCTTTTAGCAAAACGAATCAGATGCCGAATATGGCCCAAACGCTGCAAGCGTGGCTGATTCCTCTTACCTTTGGGGTTGTTACAAAACAACAGAACGGGTTTTTCACCCGTGAAGTTGTCGTCAAGAAAAGTTTTGATGGGGTTTGGCAACCGCTGACCTACGAACAACTGAAAGTTAAGAATGAAGGGGAACGTTCCTGGAAATGGTTTTGGTGTCACACCTTAATTGATTTAGGCCTTAAACCAGATGACGTGATCATTTATCAAGGCACGCAATACCGGGTAATGGGTGCTAAGGATTATACCCTTAACGGTTTTTATGAATACGAATTGATTGAAGACTTCCGCGACGCAGGGCCGTGGGAAGAAGAAGACGAGGAAGAAGAACCGACGCCGGAACCGACACCTGATCCAACTCCAGACCCCGAACCTGAACCGGATGATAATCCTGATGATAACCCTGATGGAAATACTGACCCTCCTACCGACGATAATACTGGTGATGATGATAATCCTGGTACCGTTGATAATCCTGATCTTCCTTCTAACGATCCAGAAGGAACTAATGTAGATGACGGTGAAGGAGGAGGTGACAATGGCTGATTTAGTCCTCACCTCCCCAATTCGTTCACTGACCTACGGCCGCCATATTAATATGACGGCATTTGGGGGTACCGCCCCTTATACCTATTCGGTGAAGAGGAATGGTGCCGGCGGAAGTGTCGTGCCACTAGAAGATGGCAGCGCAACTTACTTTGCGCCATTAGAATTACCGTCGAATGGAATTTGCGTTGATCAAATCAACGTTGTTGATGCGGAAAATAATAAAGCAAGTACGAGCATTATCATTGGCGATTACATCACGATTTTCTGTGACGTGATTGCTCATGAAATGGATTTATACGACCGAGTATTTATCGCTAGTCAGAAATTTGAATGGCCTAAGGACGATAAGCTTTTTATCGTGGTGGACGTTGCGACAACGCGACTAATTGGAAATAACGTTGAGTATCGTACAATTAATAGCATTTACTCTGAAGTTAAGACGATTAACTCCTGTGCTACGTTTAGTGTAAATGCCTATAGCCGCAGCTTAGAAGCATTACACCGCTTCCCGCAAATCTTATCTGCATTTTCTTCGGCCTACGGCCAAGAACAACAAGTGCGTAATGGCATCAGGATTTCCACATTACCGAACGGCCCTTTAGTAAATAATTTAAGCGAACTCGATGGTAGCTCGATGCTCTATCGTTTCCACATGAATGTAAGTGTTTTCCATAACGATCAAACAATAAAGGCGGTTGACTACTACGATAGTTATCAGCTTGCAACAAAAGTGAACGCATAAGGAGATATACATGGCAAATTTGGCCCTATCGAACATTATTGTCGTGCAGGTGTCGGCCACTCCGAGTGGTCTCGGAGAATTTAATACCGGCAACCTTGCCATCTTTACCCACGAAGTTCCGGGCGAATCTTTCGGTTCTGATCCGTACAAAATCTATTTGACTTCTACGGAAGTTGCCGAAGATTTCGGCACGGCCTCCATCACGACCAAAGAAGCGAACGCGA